TATTTATTAACTTTATTAGAACCAATCGGAATAGATTTATTACCATCAAAAGCATAAAAACCATCTTCTGATAAGTAGTAAGAAATACGACCATAACTAGTAATGCCACCTGGTACAAAGGCACCGAAACCCGCTTGGACTTTATCAAACTGAAAGATGAATGGAGTGCCTACATATTGCATACGATGAATTGCTTTTTCTGTAAAGACAATTCCATATTCTCCACCGACTATTCCTTGTATAGCACCATGATCTCCCACAATATCTTGGAAATCAGATTGAGTGGTTTGAGACACAGTGAAGTCTGTAGGATCATTGAGAGCAGACCAACGCACTCGTTGTGGTTGATTCTCGTTATAAGCAGTAACTAGGAACTCTCCTATAACAGTAATGTATTTAGCCTTTAATGCAACTAAGTCACTAAAGACAGTATCTGTTCCGATTTCAAACTTTTGTAGATTTTCTGTAATAGTAGAAGCAATAATATTATTACCAAAAATAGTAAACTGCCAGTTGTCAGAAGAACCTAAACTATATCCCCCTACTTTAGAAACATCATCCCAAGTAGCACCATCCAACATATAGAGTTTACCTACATCTCCCGCAACAACTTTAATCGTATCAGTAGTAGAACGAGCAGCAAATAATCCTCTAGCTCTATCTGTAATAGCATCAGTAAAGGTTTCAATAGTCGGTAAAGGTTTATATCCTCTTGCGTAAGGAATACAGTTATTGGCAGTTAACAATCCTGGATTTTTAAAAGCAGGTTGATCGACTAATAATTCTTCAAATTTAATAGTAGGCATTTTGTATCTCTGTTGTTGTTTCGCTTGTTGATGTTAATTGTGTCCATGTTTCACTAGCATCCGAAGTTAAAGGAGTATAACTTTCACTAGCAATCGATGTTTCTGTGTTCCAAATCTTTCCAATAATTCTAGATGAAATACTCACACTTGCTGCTATATTAACACTGGATGTATTATTTCCTCTAATACGGATATAATCAATTAAAGTTGTTGCAAAGCCAAAGACACCACTTCCACCAATTCTTTGTCTAATGGCAGTCGCAGTAGCACTAATAGCAGAACTAATAGAAGAGCTAGCAATCCGTTGTCTAATCGCATCTAAGGTTGTTGTAACAGCAGAGCTAATGGAAGAAGCTCCATCTAAAATAGCATCAGCAGTTGCACTCACTGTAGCAGCGGCACTAATACTTGCATCCGCTATTCTTTGTCTAATGGCACTTACAGTGCTTGTCGCACTCGAAGAGGCACTCGCACTTCCATCAAAAATAGTAGCAGTCTGCCAAACAGAACTATCTAAAGAAAAAGGAATATCCTCAATGGATGTATATCCAAAGAGTGTTTCTATTTCTTCAAGAGTAAATGGCCCTGTTTGATCTGCCATCTTACGCTACTGTAATACTTAAATTACCTGAGGCTACTTTAAATACGTCTCCTGCTGCTATAGTTTTTGAAGCTGTTAAAGCACCATGAAATAGTAAGTTACCTGCTGTTGAGGCATCAAAAATTCCAAAGTGGGTAACAGTTCCAAATCCAGAACCTGTTGCTTGACTAAATTCAACATCAGCACTATTAGAAGTTGTACCACTAGAAGCAGAACTAAAAGCAATACTTTGTCTTGCGTAGTTAGTACCACTAGTAGAAACTTCTGTACCACTTCCTGCATCAGTAGGATCTGTTGTGAATAAAGCTAAATAAACAGTTGCTGGAGCAGAGGTAGAGGCAGTTCCTAGAAAATGATCTAGTACCTTATTCTCTAAATAATCACTTGCTGCTGACATTGTTTTTTCTCCTTATGGGTTTGCTGAGTCTGTTCTCATAGCAAAAGCAGTACGCCCAGAATATCTGCCTTGCTCGTCATCTCGGATGACTAATTGGACTGCCTCATTGTATAGACTAATCCATGTAGTTAGTCTTTCATCATTCATTATATAAGGTTGTGCTTCGACTAACGCACCATATAAATAAATTTGAGGATAATTGGTTAATAAAAAATTAGTAGTATTGGAATCAGAGAGTGCAGGTATTTTTCCAAAGTAAGTTAGTTTTAATGTATAGACAGTATCAGGAATAGGGTTTAATTTAAACTCACTCCCCATAATTGTATATTGTTGAGGTTTACCACTCGCTTCTCGTAAATTATCTAATTCAATTTCTGTAGGATTAACATAAGTTAAAACAGTATTAGGATCACTGTCCACATAGAATTGTACTGTCTCTAAAAAGTCATTAGGTAAATCAACAAACGCATCATCAGCAGTTGTATCAGTTGATACTCTTTTTTGCATTGCCCGTAGTCTTAATACTCGATTTAACTTAGATTCTGTTAAAGTAATAAAATCTTTAATAGGAGCAGTTAAGTCTGTTCTATTAAGATAGTTTGCAATACTTGTTTGCAATTCACTGTAAGATGTTAATGCCATTAGATTTTCTTATCTGTTACCTTTAAATATTTATTGTCTGGATCATTTAAGAAACGGGCAAAAGCTATACGATCTTGGACTTTGCCTGTCTTAGAGATAATCCCTGTTTTTTGCATATTATAAAATACTGTTAAAGGAATACTCGCAACATACTTAAAATCTTTATGTTTGTTGATGTCGTGTTTTTGTAATTCCTTATTACGATCTATAATCGGTTTTGCATCAATCTTATCCTCGATGTAATATTTATCAGCAGCTTCATCAATATAGAAGTTGGTTTCAATTACATCACCAGGATTAGATAGTTTTAATTTTTTAGCCATTGATCGCTTTGTTAATCATATCTTGGATAGCATCTTTTTGATTGCCTTTAGTTTTCATCATCTTGTTAGCTTTAGGCATATCTCTTTTGCTAATCTTAGCTTTACCGCCAGAATGAGGGCCATCTTGCATTACCATAGATTTCTTCGAACCTTTTTTGTAAGATGCTCCTTTATCAAATACTTTCATAATTACTCCTTTGTTGTTTAGTAGGGTGGGGGAAAATCCCCCTACCCTTGATTATACTATATCACTTATGAAGTTGTACAGTCAGCTACAACACCAGAAGAGTCACCATTTCTAGCAACAAGAGTGTACTCAGCTAAGAGTAATCTCTTATCGTTGTCACCAGAAGATGCTAGTTCTTTAGTTTGGAATGGGCGTAAGAACGCACACTCAAACATATCGCTTTGTAGAACAAAAGCATCTCTTTCTCTTTGGAATCTGTTAGGTACAACAGATAGTTCACCAAAGTCTGATACATAGATATCAGCAGTAGCAACAATAGTTCTATCTTCTACATTCTTGTACTTAGTAGCACTTCCTGTGAAGCCAGAGAACTTCTGCTTGTTGAATGGGCCAACCATAATCATATCTGGATCGCCACCATCTTGGTAACATTCTAGGATAACTGCTTTTAAGTTATCTTCTGAGAAAGCTACTAATAAGTCAGAGTCAGTAGCAGTATCAGATCCGTCACCAGTTGGATCAGCACCCGCTGTTGATGTACCAGCAGAACGTACTGCGTTAGTTAACCATGTTGGTAAACCAGCAAGAGTTCTTGCAGTAGAAGCATTACCAGCAGATGCAGCTTGGTTGTTAGTTAAGACTTTTTCCATGTCTCTTTTTAACTCTTTACCCATCTTTGCTAATTGGTAAGCTAGTTCGTCATTTCTACCTGCTGAGTTAACAGCACTGTTTGTTCCAGATACAACAACTGTCTTTCTTGAGATCTGACAGTAGTTTTGTACTCTAGTTGTAGCAGCTCTTGAATCAAAAGTGCCAACATCATCACCCTCAACTTGAGAGTTTAATGCAGCAGCAGCTAATGAATCTTTCTGCCATTCGTGTTTTACTTGATCCGCAGTTCCTTTAGCAATGTTAGTCATAAAAGGAGTTTCTGTTGGAGAAATTGAATAAATTACATCCTCGAGATCTTCTCTTATACCAACTCTGTTGTGTGCGGACACTGTATTTGTAGGTACAGCCATCGTTTTTTCCTTTCGTTAGTTGTTTATAAGAATTGCTTTAAAACATTTGCAGCGTCTCTCATGGAGCCTGTTTGTTTTAAGCGAGATTTTAACGACTTGGCTTGTTGACTGTCTTTGTTGATTGTCTTTTGTGTTCCACTACGTACCATCTTCGGTACAGGTTTGGAT